TGAAGAAGTATTTGACTATTCTTTTGAAGACAAAGTATTAACAGCAGATGACATGATGGATGAATTCATAAAAGAATTGATTCGAGTTAAAAAAGAAGGCAGAAAGATTTGGGATCAGCCATCAATAAAAGAAAAAGTAAGATACAATCATTATTTACTTTTAAAAAGAGCAAGTACTGAAGAAATGATGAACTATCTTTATAAAATTTGTTTAGATGATAAATAATAGTATGTTTAAGTTACCGATACAGCTCACCGAAGCTGCAGAAGAATATTTAAAAAGTATAGGAGATCCAAATGTATCACTCACAGTAAAAGGTGGTGGATGCGCTGGATTCCAGTATGTCTGGGGTACAACAGATAAAGAACCCAAAGTAGGAAACTTATGGGTTGATCCAATGGCAGAAATGTTTGTCTTTGGTTGTACAGTTGATTATGTAAAAGAAATAGGAGGATCTTACTTGAAAATTATTAATCCGAATGCGAAAGCATCATGTGGTTGTGGAGAAAGTTTCGGTGTTTAGAAGTAATTCTAAAGTAGCAGTAGGAGAGACTAGTCTACCGTGTAAAGCACCATGGAACAACATATATTTTAATACATGTGGTGATGCAGCACCGTGTTGGAAACTTATAGGTCATACAGCACATTACGATAAAAATCTTAATACCATCAATAATATTTGGAAAGACAATGTACCATCAAATTGGAGACATAATGCACCATCGGCTGACAGTTCGGTTCATGAACCGTGGAAAGATCATGGTTTTCAAAAATATCGAGATGCGTTATCGAACAATGAATTTTTAGGTAGATGCCAAGAATGTAAAAATGATATGGAGCATGACGTCTGGTCGTTAGCTACTGCCTATGACAAATTTCCTAGAAATGAAAATGGATATCCCAGTCTACTAGAAATAGAAGTCAGTAACAAATGTAATCTTGAATGCATCATGTGTGAGCCAAACCTAAGTAGTGGTCTGGCCAAAAAAGCAGGTCTTCCACTTCTAAAACCTTATGATGACGAGTTTAGACAAGAATTAAAAGAATACATTCCTCATTTAACTGAGATAAGATTTAACGGTGGTGAACCATTTTTGCATAAAATGGTTTATGACATTTGTGATGATATTGTAGAACTGAACCCGGGTCTTACAATAGGTATCGCTACGAATGGTAGTGTAATGAATAAGAATGTTGAAAGATTACTTGCCAACAACAACGTAAAACCTCAAGTTAGTATTGATAGTCTAATACCTGAAAGATATAGTCAGATAAGAGTCAATGGAGATCTTCCTAAATTATTAGACAACTTTGAAAAATTTAAAGAATATGCTCGTAAAAATAATACAAAGGTAATTGTAGTTGTCAATCCAATGAGAAACAATTGGGAAGAAATGCCATCTTTCTTAGACTTTGTTAGAGAACATGATGCAGGATTATGGTACAATTCAATTCTTCACCCTGAACACTTGACTATCAAGGGGTTACCTTCTAAAGAATTAGAACACATATATAAAAGTTTATCATATGAAACTAGTCTTCGAATCAACCCAAACCCTAAATATGCAGAAAGGGACGGGAATTTTAAAACACTTGAAAATTTAGTAGAAAACAAAATAAAAACTTGGTGGGAGGAAAGTCTTGTTTGATTTTAAATTTAAAGCAGAAATGTTTTTTAGAACTAAAGGTCACTTAAACGCATCAAGAGATACTATAGAAGGAATGTTCGACAGTTACTTTAAAAGAGCTTGGGGAAATCACGAATGGGTAACTCATTCAGAAGGTTTTGAACAAGCTTGGAAAAAATATCAAGAACACTTAATGGTAAAATAATTATTTCTTAAAACTATCATTCAAAGAATCTACAACGCTGTCAATGTTTGGTTCTTTTCCATGTGGGTCATACTTACACTGATACTCCACAGGACATTGGCCTTCAACAACTAGTTGATAAGTATCGTTTGCGCCTTTATACAAACAAACTTGTTGACCACTCTTTGCTTGTTTTCTTTTATATCTTCTACAAGTTATGTACTTAGGATCTTCTCTCTTACCTAAACGTTTTTCTTGTTCCCAAGTCCAGTCACTAAACTTCTTGAGAAAACAAGTAAAGCATTGTTTGATATTGTCCGGTTGTTTTCTTTCTTCTAATGATGTGGGTGTCGCTACTAATACTAAAAAGAAAACTAATAAGATTCTCAAATATAACCTCTCGTCAAAAGGTAAAGATAAAACATCCAGAAGACGAATCCTGTGATAACTGTTACTAAAAACCCAATCGCTATCCACTCAAATAATTTTCTTCTTCTTTCCTCTTGGTCGTATATCGCCTTTTGTCTTTTTTTACGAATCTCTCCTTCAGTCCTTAAAAGTTCTTCCCAAGCACCGACACCTCTTGTAAACATAATCATTTTTTTAAGTTCTTCACGCATGTCTTCAGCTTTCTTTTTAGCCATAAGCGTTTGCAAAGCCTCCTCTTCTACAGATCCTGCAGCAAAAAGTTTTTTAAATAGTGGTGGTTTTTGACTTAGTTCTTCTGCTTTTTTGATATCACTAACCGCGCCCATCCAACGACCAAGGTCACCAGCCATGCCTTCAATATCACGACCTAACTGGAATCCTTTTTTGATAGTTGTAAATGCAGCTGAAGCAGTAGCTAGTGCTGTTACTGGATCTATCATGTTTACTCCTACTTTATCTTCCCATAACGCAACTCAACGGAGTAATAATATATTTCACTAATCTATTTATATAATATATAGTATCAGGAGGTAATTAATATGAATACAGGACCGTTAACAAATGCCTTTGATGAAGACAATGAAGGTGTAGTATTAAAAGAGTTTATAGTTTACAGAGTTACAGACGGCAATCTCACAAGAGAAAAATTTGTTAGACAATATCATAGCAATGGAGACTACATCGATCATAGCGAATCTACGCCACTATCACCAATAGGTTTTACACTTGAAGGAAAGATTCCTGGTGCCACAGGAAAATAATTCATTTATTTTGAAAATAACTGTGTACTTTTGAAAAGAATTATAGTATAATTATATTATAAATTGAAAAGGAAGGAGCCAGAATGGCACATCAAGTAGAAACAATGGCGTATGCAGGGGAACTCCCATGGCATGGTCTAGGTGTAAAAGTTAGTAACGAGTTAACTCCAGCTATGATGATGGAGAAAGCAGGTCTTGATTGGTCTGTAGAAAAGAAGGAACTAAAAGTTATAGATGGCATGGAGTCTATAACAATTCCAGGAAGAAAAGCTTTAATTAGATCTTCCGACAATAAATTTCTTGACGTTGTAGGTGATGATTGGCATCCAATACAAAATCAAGAAGTTTTTAATTTCTTCACAGAGTTTGTGATGGCAGGTGACATGGAAATGCATACTGCTGGTTCACTTAAAGGTGGACAGATTATATGGGCTCTTGCAAAAGTAAAAGAGTCTTTCGATGTATTCGGTGACGATAGAGTAGATGCTTACATGCTTCTCTCATCTCCTCATCAGTATGGTAAATCTATGGACGTTAGATTTACTCCGATCAGAGTTGTTTGCAATAACACTTTGACAATGTCTCTTGCACAAGAAGCAAAGAGATCAGTAAGAGTCGGTCATAGGACAGCCTTTGATCCAGATAGTGTTAAAGAAACACTTGGTATTGCTCATGAAAAATTTGCGAAGTACAAGGACATGGCTCAGTTTCTTGGAAGCAAAAAGTTTTCAGTTGACAGTCTTATTCAGTACTACAATGAACTTTTCCCAACAACCTCAAAAAGAGAAGAGGAAAAAGTTAAGACAGTATCTAAGTATGAAGATATGTCAAGAGCTGCTAAAATGTGCTATGACGCACTTGAAGTTCAGCCAGGAGCTGAATATGCACCAGGAACATGGTGGCAGGCTTTGAACTCAGTGACATACATCACTGATCATCATCAAGGTCGAAATGCTGAAAACAGACTACATAGTCAGTGGTTTGGTTTTAATCAAGGTAGGAAAGTAAGAGCTGCTGAAAAAGCAGTTGAATATGCTAAAGCCTAACCTTAAAAGCCTCCTTTTAATAAATAATCTTAACGTTAATTATATTAGAAGGAGGCGTATGCATGAATCAGACAAGGACGATCCTTGTGATGATGTTTCTGGCAAAGACGCACTAGAAGGCTGGATAAAAGCCGCTAAAAACACCACCCCAAAAAAGAAAAAGAATGAAAAGGATTTTCCCCTTTACCCAGGTATTGAACCCGAAGACAGTGTGTAATAAAAGTTTATCTAAATCGTAATAAATCTGTTACACAAATATGGTATAATAGATTATAAATTACAATGAATAAATTTAAATCGGAGAACTTCAATGCTAAAATCAACACTAGCCGCACTCGTGGCTACAACGTTTCTTGTAACTCCGCTTTTAGCAAAAACAATCGGTGAAACGACAGCACTAATCCCAGAAGCGGGTTTAGCAACTGCACCTATTGCTGACGGAGAATCAGGAAACACAAACTTCCAATACGGAAATTTCAAAGCAATTGGAACAATCGGTGAAGTAGATGCTGATACAGGCATGCCACTCACAGGTTATCCAGATGGACAAGCGGCTTGGCTTGAAGACGACGACACAGTAAGATTTGTGTATCAGTCAGAGTCATACGCAACAATGGGTAGAGCACCCAATCCAGAAACATATCCTTGGCCAATGGCTAATGGTGTGACATTCACAGGATCACACATCCACACTATCGATTACGATCGTGAGCAATTCGCAGACTTTATGAACAATGATGCGCCAGCATCTGATATGGTTAAAGGTTCAGGTAAACTGTTCAACAGAATATTCAACGCATTTGGTGAAGAAGTAACAGCACCAAATCACGATCCAGCAGACCTATCAGCTAAATGGGGTCACCAGACACGCCCAGACGGAACATTTATTCCTTTCTCACCTAAGTTTACACTAGGTCAGGCAGATTACTTTTTCCAAAGTTTTTGTGGTGCATGGTATGAGCAAGCAAACAAATACGGTGCGGGCATTGGCTTTGCTGATGATGTATGGCTAACAGCAGAAGAATGGGAAATTGGTAGAATGTTTCCGGCAGGCAAATACGACTCTCGAGCAACTATGGGTCTTGCATCAGTTGTAGTTGACATTGCAAACGAAACAGCATACACAGTTCCAGCACTTGGTCAAACAGGCTATGAAAAACTAATGCCAATTAACAGTGGTCACAAAGACTATGTAGTAATTGTAGCCGCTGGATATAATCATGGAGTGTCACCTGCACCATTAAAAGTGTATGTAGGCATGAAAGACAGACTTGCTGATGGAAGTGTAATAAATTATGCAACCGCAAATGAAAGAGATATTTTTCTTGCAAGAAATGGCTTACTCTATGGTAAGTTATATGGAATGGCAGTTGACAATGAAACAATAAAAACTCTTGTCGCAGAACCAAATCCAGCAGAAAAAATGATGGAAGAGTATTTGAAGAATGCAGATGCTCCTAAGAAATTTGCCGCAAGATGGTATCCAACAAGTTATCAGTGGGCGGGTTTTGATAAGCCACTTGCTGTTCAAGATACCGAAATGATGTTATGGCAAGAAAAAGAAGAGCAACCTGAGGGTTATACTTTTTTTAACGGAGACAAAAAAGCAGAACATCCTGCAGGTGACCCAAGCGGAAAGCCACGTTATGCACAAAACATGACAAAGTCAGGCGCACTTATAGGTGTTGACTTTGGAAACTTTGAGTTTGATGGCGATTTACCTGAATACTTAACTTCAGATGTTATAAGAATGGTTCCAGCAATCGATGGTGCATTAACACTGAACATTGGTGAAGAAGGTAAAACTGTAGATGGTGATGCTTCAATTCATATGGAAAAGAATAAAGCGCAAATGATTGCACCAGATGGATTGTATTGGGTGAAGTCAGCCGATAAAGAAGTTCTTATTGTTGACGAAGACTCAGGCAACGACTTTGGTGAGCGTAAGTATACACTGACTATTGACGGTGACATGAACGTTGAAGAAGGACACCTACTTGCTATCGCAGGTGGTAAGCATTCATCACGTTATCAGCAAGGTGTATCAGCACTTGGCGGCGCATTTACAAAAGCAGGTACTACTGAGTTCTCAGGTAGCTGGCCCGTAACGGCGTTGATTGCTCGTAAGGCAGATGGTTCATTCTACACAAAAGAAGAACTTGAAGGTACAGCAAGACAAGACATCCGTGACTCGATTGACCTAGCAGATCAAACATTTGTTGGTGTTGTTCAGGCTCGTCCAGAGTCAAGCGGTGCTGTTGAAGCCAATGGCGGAGACGCAGGTGGACAGTTACTAATGTTCACAGTTGACTTAGACTAAGTTCTATGCTATAGTCTATGCTATAAATATGGGTGTAGGGTTCGCTCTACACCCTCTTTAATGGCCCAACAGGGCACAACCATATAACCATATAAGGAGAAAATAATGGTTAAATCAATCCAATCAATCCTAATAGCTGCCGTGATATCACTCGCAGCAACGCTACCTTCTACCGCAAGAGAAGGTGATCAAGTATCTATTGTCGGATCATCGACAGTATTTCCATTCGCAACAATAACAGCCGAAAGATTTGCCAAGAATACGGACTTTCAAGCCCCCGTTATAGAATCAACTGGTTCTGGCGGAGGTATGAAGTTGTTTTGTGCAGGTATCGGTTTAGAACATCCTGACGTAACAAACGCATCTCGAGCAATCAAACAATCTGAAGCTGATAAGTGTGCAGCTGCTGGTGTAACACCTATTGAATACCTAATAGGATATGATGGCATTACATTTGCAAACTCTAATAAGGCAATGCAATTCAAACTTACAAAAGAAGATATATTTAAAGCTGTGTCTTTAAACGTAATGAGTAATGGTAAGTTAGTTCCTAATGGTTATAAGAGATGGAGCGATATTAATCCAGATCTTCCAAAAGTAAAGATTGATGTGTTAGTTCCTCCTCCATCATCTGGTACTCGAGACGCATTTGTAGAACTCGTACTGCATTCTGTATGCAAAAAAGTTTACAAGATGCCTAAGAAAGGCGCAGATGGATATAAGAAGAACTGTTCTGCATTAAGAGAAGATGGTCATGTAACTGAAGCTGGTGAAAATGATAATCTTATCGTTGAAAAGCTTGATAGTGATCCTAATAGATTTGGTGTCTTTGGATATTCATTCTTGGATCAAAACAAAGACAAAGTTCAAGGTTCTTTCGTTGGTGGTGTAGCTCCGACGATGGCTACTATTGCTGATGGATCTTATAAAGTATCTCGACCGCTATTCTTCTATGTGAAGAAAGAACACGTTGGGGTCGTTCCAGGTCTACAAGAATATGCTGACTATTTCATGAGTTTAACTCAATCTGGTGGGCCGCTAGAAGCCGCTGGTTTAATATCTGTAGAATAACGGACTATGAGCAGTGTCAAAAATAACTGGTGGGGCCACTCTGGTCCCATCAAATTTTACCTCAAACTGGAGACAATTATGAAGAAACTACTAGCAGCAATATTACTTGCTACAGTCTCAGTACTACCTGTTAAAGCTGATGTTTTAGGGTTGGACTGGAAATTAACAGGCAACTATAATCTTACTGATGAAGTATCACAGTATGATATTCAAGTTGGCAAAACTATAGATCTAGTCGGTGGACTTACACTGACAGCTGACTTAGACTATGACATCACCGCAAGTGCTTTTGGTGGATCAGACTATAAGATCGCCATGGGAGATGCGTTGGGCATAACTGGTTTAGAACTATATGGTAAAACCGGTCTAGACGTAGACTGGAAAAAAGAAGACTATCATGTGGGATTTATATTAGAATTCTAATCTAAATATACTGAAGTACGAAAAGGGCGAGTGCATAAAAACATTCGCCCTTTTCTTTTTAGCCTATACTACGGCTACTCTTAACTCATCTCGTAATTTTGCTTCCATGTGAGAAATTAAAACTTTTCTCATTGCAGTTGCTCTGTTACGATCACTGAATGAATACTCTCTTACATCGTCGTTATCTACTCTAATACTAAAAACGAAAAATGCACCTTGCTTTTTAACGTTTGATGCACTGCCTAGAGCAACCCGTTTTGGGTCAATTCTAGCGCCGAAGTTTGTTTCTATTACTGACATTAGTCTGCCTTCCATATTGTCCATGCTCCATAGATTATTGCTAATCCAGCAGCTATTTTTGCGAGTGGTGTAAGGAAAAGAACTAACAATCCAAGTGCTATCAATACAGCGCCGTCCCATGTAGTTCTTTCCGAGATTCTATTCTTTACCCAGCTAATCATTACTTCTTATTCCATATATGCCATAAGATTGCTAATGCAACTAAACCTACTAGACCTTGCTCACTAAAATTACTGAGTAGTCCAAGAATGTTTTCTGTTACGTTTACGTTTGGCCAAAATGGAATGTTCATACCATTGAATAGTATCTCTAGTACGATTCCGAGACCGATTAAACTTACGCCGGCTTCCGCTATTCCTCCAGCCCAAGATTTAATTGATTTTAATATATCCATGTATTCCCCTCCTATATTGTTTCGGGTGTAGTATTATTTATCATTCTTTTAATTTGAACTAACGCGATTTACCTTGTCCACGGTAATCTTTTTTCATACGTCTTTTATGTTTATTCATAGTAGATGTAATAGGTTTTCTTCCTTGAGAAGTACCTTTTATTGTCGGTGTGAATGTTACTGTTCCAATCATCTTTTGTTTTGCCATAATATCCTCTGTTACATTTTTGTCACAGTATTATATATTATGAAAATAACTGTGTACATTCACGTGAAACTGTTGTATATTAATATTATAAGGAGAAAAAATGACAGCAGATACAATAGCTATAATAATATTGATAATAGTCGGTTTTATAACAGTAAAGGTGGTCTTCGGACCTTACTTATAATGCCAAAGTTTCGTAGAAAATTTTTAAAGCCAACAAGATTTAATCCTAAGGGTCATATGTACGTTGGTGTAGTTTGGCCAGTCGAAGGTAGTACTGGAAAGAAATACGATGTAGAATTGACTGACGAAGGATTTGAATGTAACTGTCATGGATTTGGATTTCATGGATACTGCAAGCATTCAAAGGCAGTTATGAAAAAAGTAGAACAAACAACATTTGATAATTTTGTGAGGATACTATGAGCAAGGGAATCAAAGGAAGAAATCGAATTTCTTCTACTTCGAGATCTTGGGAAAAGGCTATGAAAAAGAATGCCAATAAAAAGATCAGACAACAAGGAAAGAAAGAGGCAAAAAAGAAATGAATGAAATTGGTTGGTTAGTTGCAGCTTATATTATAGGTGTACTATACATTCTATCGCCTTGGATAGCTGTTACATATTTGTCACACTATGATGATAAAAGTAAAAAAAATGAAAAAAAGTGAAAATAACTGTGTACATTCACGTGAAACTGTGGTAGATTAGTATTATAAGGTAAATAAAAAAGGAAGATAAATGTCAAACGAATCAATATTTTTAGAAGCAGATAACGGCGGAATCGCTGTATACGAAGGTCCTGGCAACAGAGTTGACTGGGCAAAGAATGTTCTTTCACTTTCAGTCGTTATCGAAAACTGGAATCTCTTAGACAGAGATAATGTTTTCTTCACTAGCTCAATGGACTTTGCTAGTGAGTATGGTTTCAAAAGAAATCAAGATGCCAGAATTCTTTTTGGCGAAGCTTCAACCATCGTTCTTCAAAGAGAAGCCGATGAAGAAAGACTAAGAAGAAAAATGAATAGAGCAATTATTGATGGAGTTATATAATGAGAAAAGATTTAGCAGATATGGTAGTGACTATCTCTCAAATGACAGATAGGTCAGACTTAAAAGTTTTGAACGATGCACTTTTTAGACAGTTCAAATACTTACAACAGCTTGAAGCTAAAAAAGCTAAAATGAAATTTAAAGTTGGTCAAGAAGTTTCTTTCTTTTCAAAATTAAGTGGAGCTCTTCCACATATTGGAAAGATCAAAAAGATCAACCGAACAAAAGCTATCGTTGCTATTCCAGGTGAGTTTGATTGGAATGTACCGTTAGAAAAACTCAAAGCAGAGGAAATTGCTTAATGTTGTTCGAAGTACACTATAAAGATATCTCCGGCTGGAAGTACAAGTATGTAAAACTTACTGCAGCTCAAGCCGCAGATATCGCAATGAAGTTACAAAAAGATGATAGATGTTTAAACGTCTATGTTGAAATGGAGGAATATGTATAATGAAATGTAAGTACAAATATAAATTTCCCGTAGACGAATTTGGTCGTCCAGGTGCTATGTACAGTTTAGCAGATCTACCAGTAGTTGGTTATAAAGTACTCGAAAGAACTGGTACACTTAAAAAGCGTGATACTGAAAAAGAACTTTATGAACTTAAAGATAATGAAAACAACTGGACACTTGTTGTTCCGTTCGCAGACGTGGAGGTCGTATAATGGGATTTGCTTTTGATGATAAAAGACATTCAAACTACTTAGGTAGGTTTGACAGAACTAATCAAAATGATATGATGGAACTAAACATTGCTAAAAAGATGGTTAGACATTTCAATAGAGATCAAAGAAATAATAAATCTTTTGACAAAAGCGGTAATCCTATCAAGACAACTCCGTACAAGTGGAGAATCGAATATAGAGGTCGTGAAGTCTTCAAGAAAATGGTAGTTCCAGGATTCAGCAAAGGACCTGTTAAATTTGGTCCTTGGGGCAATATTGCTGGCGGCATGAAAAATGCCAAAGTTGTAGATGCCTACATTTACAGAAGATATGAATACTAGAATTTCTCGGTATCTTCCTTTTATTTCCTTATAGCCGAGAAAGGAAAGGGCCCCACGAGGGCCCTTTTTCATTTTAAACATATAAATAGACTTTAATAACGGAGATAACAATGAGAAACTTAGATAACGTATTTTTAAAGAAAGCTTTAGACAGGACTACGTTTAATATCGGTGAAAAAGATATGCAGTCCACTAAGTACAAGTCTGAGATTCGATATCTCTACATGCAACATATGTTTCCAAATTTTCCTGAAAGATTATTTGTATCTCAAGTTAATAAAAATAGTTTGAACAGAGCTATAACTGCATTGAAAAGAGAAAATAATGCTCAGTTTCAGAATCTACTTAAGTTTCAACCAGGTGGACTTGGACCAGGAGAAGTCTTAATGTACTTCTTAATCGACGGAGCAGCTTTAGGTGGGGCAGGTTCAGCCGGTGTTGATTTAGTAGTAGGTTCTAACAAATATGAAATAAAGGCCGCTGTGATTAGAGCAGATGGAAGTGAAGCGTATGGATATAAAACAGGTGGCACGTTCAACATTGCAGACTTAATGTCTAGATTTTCAGATCTTAAAAGAAAAGCTGGTGGAACTGGTAGTATGACAGAGATCGGTGTTAAGGATATTGCATTAATGAAATCAAAAGGACATGAAGCGGAGTTTAATAAGTTGAACGAAGACTATGCAAAAAGAGCATATGATAATTATTTTAAAAATCATGAGATTATGTTTATAAGAAACAATCCAGGAGCTAACATAGGAACAGTAGAAGCTCTTATGACTCCAAAAATAAATCAGATAGCAATAGAAAGAATGACTTCTGGCACAATCAAACCAACGGTATTTTTAAAGAGATGAACTTTTCAGACTTCATAGATCTTAACGAGGCTAAGAATACTCATATGACTCATATTGAGGATCGAGTCATCTATGGAGGTGTTAATGGTACTCGTGAAGCAATATTTGCTCTTAGAGATTTAAGAGATATGTTAGGTGGTGTTAAAGACGGAAGCGTGAGTGTTAAGTGGGACGGAGCACCTGCAATATTTTGCGGTACTGATCCATCTGATGGACAGTTCTTTGTAGCAAAGAAAGGTATCTTTAATAAAAATCCGAAGATCTATAAAACTAACAAAGATATCGATGATGATACATCTGGTGACTTAAGTAAAAAATTAAAGTTAGCACTACAGTACTTACCAGATCTTGGAATAAAAGGTGTAATACAAGGCGATTTTTTATTTGGACCTGGAGATTTATCAAAACAAAAAATAAAAGGAAAAAGATACTTAACTTTTCATCCGAACACAATTGTATACGCAATTCCAGATGGAACGCCTTCAGCAGCAGAAGTTAAAAGAGCTAAGATTGGAATAGTATGGCATACGACTTATACGGGTAATTCATTTGAAAGTATGAGAGCTTCATATGGTGTTGATGTCAACAGACTTAGAAAATCTGCAAATGTTTGGTCACAAGATGCGATGTTGAGAAATGCTTTAGGCGCTACGATGTCAGCAAAAGATACTATCATGGTCAATGATTATTTAAGCGAGATCGGAAGAGTATTTAATAGAATAGCTGGTAGTACTTTAAGACAACTAGAAGGTAATAAAGACTTAGCTCAGCATATTGAACAACATTCAAACACTTTTGTAAGAGCTGGACAAATTCCACCAGATCCAAAGAGGAGGGTTGCAGCTCTAATAAGATTTATCAACACTAAGTATAAAAAAGAAATTGCTTCGAGAAAGACTGAAAAAGGAAAAGCTGGACAGCAGAAAAAGCTTGATGCTTTATTAGATTTCTTTTCACCACGCAACAGATCAAGTCTAGAACAAATGTTTGATCTACAAAGACTTATTGTTCTTGTAAAATTAAAACTTATAAATATACTAAACCGTCTTAATAAATTAGATACATTTGTTAAGACAAGAAATGGATTTAAGACAACAGGATAATAAGGCTACCTAGCAATAGACAGACTTGGTGGTGACGCGGTAAAGATTGTTGATAGATTAGAATTTTCATACAACAACTTTTCGCCTAATGTATTAAAAGGATGGGACAAAGCCGGGAGATAAAAATGAGTTTACCTAGGAACTTAAAACT